CCAAATAACTAGCTGCGGTTAGGTTATTCGAATTAATTGTCGGTTTACCCGAATTCTTCTTATATTTTTTGAACATTTTTGGAGGCATATTGAGAACCTGAACACAAGATATTTACTGTATAATCATATGTTTTCCTGTCTATTTCATTTTTGTAATTAGTTTACTTTTCAACTAGTATGAAACTAAGCTAGCAATAGATGTAATGAACGAACGACCTGATTGGGATGAATATTTTAAAGAAATAGTACAAGTTACTGCCAAACGTTCTCCGTGTAGTAGATTGAAAGTAGGTTGTTTAATAGTAAAAGATAACCGCATCATCAGTCAAGGATACAATGGGTTCTTACCAGAATGCCCACACGATAGTATTGTTCGGGATGGTCACGAACAAGCTACCATTCACGCTGAACAAAATGCACTATGTGATTGTGCGAAACGGGGGGTATCTTGCAATAATAGCATTGCTTATATTACGAATTATCCTTGTTTAATTTGCACACGATTATTGATTGCATCTGGTATCAAAGAAATTAAATATATTGATGACTATAATAATGATCCATTAGTTCCCTATTTTACGGATCAAAAGGGGGTTACTATCAGTCACATTTGAAACCATTTTACAGTACAACCCTTACTAATTCAGAAACAATATAAACATTAATCCTTATACAATATAACGATGACAACCAACGATGATATTGACCAATCTAATTCAATATCTTCTTTTCAGATTTCTATTCATAATCGGGATTATACTTCTTGGTCATTCCACGACGAAATCACATATGCGATAGCTGATGAACCTGCATTGACTAGTATTGTTCCGCTAACTGCAAAGTTATTCAATGGGGATATTATCACCATACAAAATCAGAACATAATTACCAAAAAATCACCTCATTCTGATAACAAAAATATCCCCGGTGTTTTAATATTGGAAGGCAACAAAACGTTCGGTAGAACGCCAAACAACAAGAGGTTATATTATAAATGCATCCCATTTGACGCCGGTCTTCCCGCATTCTTAATACCCTATAATGCACCTATCGGGTTTTCTAAGGTGCAAACCAATCATTATGTCACTTTCCAAATTGATAGCTGGACAAGTAAGCACCCCATTGGCATCTTGTCCGAAACAATTGGTTCAGTTGACAATTTGGAAGCTTTTTACGAATACCAGTTATATTGCAAAGATTTACACGTTTCCATTACGAAATTTACCAAGACTACAAACACTCTCTTTAAACAACGTTCTTGTGATGAATATATTCACCAGATCCAACAAAACCCTCAATTTCAGATTGAAGATAGACGAGATGAATATGTGTTTTCCATTGACCCCAAGGGTAGTGTGGATTTCGATGATGCATTCAGCATTCAACCATTAGACAATAACCAGTTCCGTATATCCATTTATATCGCAAATGTTTTTGTTTGGTTAGAAACACTCGGATTGTGGAATGAACTTACCCAACGTCCATCCACTATTTACTTACCTGACCGAAAACGCACCATGTTGCCAGCTCGTTTATCAGACGATCTATGTAGTTTACAAGAGAAACTTCCACGGTTTGCATTAGCTATGGATATTGTTGTTGATATAGAAGGCAATATTGTTACCGATTGTCCGCCACAATACAAAAACGTTGTTATATGTGTTAAAAAGAATTTCGTCTATGAAGAACCCAAATTGTTAAAAAATGCACAGTATAAATCTATGTTTGACCTATCCAAGAAAATGTCACCCGACATAGTCGATAGCCACGACGTGGTCGCACATTTTATGATTTTGATGAACTCATTTGTTGGCGAAACGATGAAACAGAAACAGATCGGCATATTCAGATCAGCAACTTATATTCAACAATCCAACTCTGAAAATGACGAAAATTTTGTATCATTTAATATAGAAACTAGGCGTCTTTTGCGTGCTTGGAATAATACTATTACACAATATACTTCCTATGAACCCGACAAGAACCTTCAACATGACATCATGGGCATTTCCGCTTATGTTCATATTACCAGTCCTATTCGTCGCATAGTCGATTTATTGAACCAAATTATTCTCTTGAAATCGCTTGGTCTAATTACAACACTAAGTCCAGATGCTCACACATTTATGCATAAATGGTTAGACCAGATTGGGTTTATCAATTCCACTATGAAAAACATACGAAAAGTACAGACTGATTGCGAATTACTCACAAAATGTGTGACCACTCCCGAAATCATGGAAGTAGTACACTCTGGCATTGTCATTGACAAAACACATAAATCTGATACAATGATCTCATACACAATATATATTGAAAATATTAAGATGTTCGCCCGAGTTACCTGTGAAACTCTATATGATTTGTATTCATCCGTTGAATGTAAACTATATCTTTTCCAAGATGAAGATAAAGTTCGAAATAAAATCAGAACAGAAGTTTTGTGATGTAGCTTCCACACATAAATGCTACTGTATCTACAATTATATCTATACGACTATTTTCACCAGTTACCGTAAATGGTTTAGACATGCCTATAACTACCTGCCACATCTCCCATATTGTATGAATGACGAACATATTATATGAATAACTGGCAATAGGATAACCCGCGTAAAAATACAGGTAACCTATTATCATTCCGGTTATCATATGTACCAATGTCCATAAGTTGATATAAAAGGAATGATTATCACTAGCATACAGGTTTGTATCTAATAATTCTTTTATTTGTTTGGGCAAGAACATATCACCACTGTTGTATAGAAGGCGTTCCCAATCGACTGGCATTATATATTCTTACAGATAAATTAATATATTGTAAGAATATAAAATAGTGGTTATAGTATATAGTATAAGATGTTTGGACTTAGACTATCACTATTTTTCGCTGCTAGCATTGCTATTGCAAATGCTTCTAATCTAGTAGATCGTTTCGAGCACTGGGCTCGTGATTTTAAGATGGATTTTCGTGACAAGGATCACCACGAAAATGTGTTTGCCAAGTGGGCAATCAATGACAATTTCATCGAGGAAACTAACAGTAAGAACCTAACCTATACTGTTGGTCACAACCAATTCTCCGGCATGGACAGTGAGGAGTTTCATTCCTTCCTTGGACTATCTGGAACTCTCGGTGACCGCGCTTCTATCAAGCATAAGATCGACGAGGCTAAGTGTCTCTACGGATGTGTCGAGCACCACAAGGAAGTATCTAAGTTGGATACTATTAAGTGTGTTGCATCCTGTCTTGACAACAAGTCTCTTGGTGCAATGGCTATGCCCGACGAGGTTAATTGGGTCACCAAGGGCGGTGTGACGCCAGTAAAGAACCAAGGACAGTGTGGTTCATGTTGGAGTTTCTCTACCACAGGTGCTTTGGAGGGAGCGTACTTTGTCAAGTACGGTCAACTCGCATCTTTCTCCGAACAACAGCTCGTTGATTGCGATACCCGCAAGAACGGAGGCAAGGACATGGGATGCAATGGCGGTCTTATGGACAACGCATTTGCTTGGATTGAGAAGAATGGTGGACTTTGTACCGAGGCCGATTATCCTTATTCATCTGGTACAACCAAGACCGGTGGATCATGTGATAAGTCGTGTACGGTTGATAGCAAGAGCGATATTAAGGGCTTCGTCGATGTTCCGGCCAAGTCCGATGCAGATATGATGGCTGCGATTGCCCAACAACCCGTGTCAGTTGCTATTCAAGCTGATCAAAAGTCATTCCAACTTTACAAGTCTGGTGTATTCACTGGCGACTGCGGTACTAAGCTAGATCACGGTGTACTCGTCGTTGGCTATGGTGCACTTGACGGATCTGATTATTATCTCGTGAAGAATTCATGGGGAACTACTTGGGGTGATAATGGATATATTCGCCTAGGCAGAGGATCCGACTTTAATAAGGGGGCGGGTCAATGCGGTGTCTTGATGCAGGCAAGTTACCCCACACTATAAAAATACAAAATAAACATAAAAAATTATGAAATAACCGTATTTATGACTAGAATTACACAATACATGATCATAACATAGTTCAATAAAAATTTAATTATTATTTACACATTTACTAATAATTAAATTTTTCATAGGGGGAGGTTAGCTAAAAATTACAATGGTTTTATAGGGGTAGGGGGAGGTACAGGAGGCATGGTAATAAAACTCTTGGTTTGTGTGGGAGATGATGATAGTTCTATTGTCAAACTGTTTATGTCCTCGTTTAACATCTCATTTTGTTCTTGTTTTTCATTGTCCAATTCAGTAACGATATCTTGCACTTTATTGCATATTGATGTAATATACTCGTCTGTGTAGTTTTCATTGTTAGTGCTGAAACGTCCTAGCGACAGGGAAACCATGTCTAGAAACGTAATATTGCGTTCTTGTAGTTTCTTTGCGATGTCTTCTACATCTGCTTCCATCTCTTCTTCATCGTCAATATCGCTATACTCTTCATCGCTGTCTATGCTGCTCGTTTCCAATTCATTCATGCTCATTAGGTCATGTTCTTCCTCGTCGGGGACATCGACCAAGTTAGATCGGCAACACGGACATGTATTGTTATATTGCATAGAAGTTGCTATGCATTTAAAACAGAACTGGTGACCACATTCAGTCACACAACTATTCTTGTTCCCAATTGCATCGTAACAGATACTGCATTCCTTAGTCTCCATCATACTGTCTTTTGTTTTGGTTAAATTGATGGGTTATATTGTTAGTCGAAAAGTATTTCAATTTTTTACATGCGTGTATTCAACAGATAATTTTTATGCATATACTTAATAAAATGGAACCGCATTTAGCTGATATCGACAAACAAATGTTTTATAGTTACTTGGATCGAGCTACCGTTTATTTAGAATACGGGTCGGGGGGTCGACATACCAAGCCCACAAAAGAAATAATATTAAGAAAATATACTCTGTTGAGAGTGACTGGGAATGGCATAATTTATTAAATAATAAACTCGCATCCGCTACTAATATTGAGTTCATATTTAATGACATGAATACATTGCCTAACAATTGGGGATATCCTGGTCCGAACAGCACGCGAGAACAGATTGTCAATTATAGCGATCATATTATCCGGGTCAATGACAATGAAATTGATCTAATTTTAATTGATGGGCGTTTTCGAGTAGCATGCTGCTTGAAATGCTTCGGGAAAATTTCAAATACATCTTTCATTGCATTTGATGATTTTTTAGATCGACCAGAATATCATTTAGTATTAGATTATTATGAGATTGTGAAATATACCACCGACAATAGAATGGTTATATTACAGAAAAAACAAAATATTGACCAGGTTCCAGAAGAACTAATTCGACAATATGAGTTGGTATCTCGTTAGTGGTATCATAACCCGTCATCCTTCCTATTACATAAATACTCTTTCATAAATGCATTCATTGGTGCCTTGTATGGTTCCTTCCAGCATCGTACACCATTAATGTCGTAATCAATTATATCACCTATATTATTTACATTGAGGGATTTTATCATTTTGGTCATTCTATCATCTCTATCATAATATCTGCGATTTCTTATTGTACCATGATATAAATGATATATATTCATATTAACTATACCTTTTACCGTATCATGCATCGAAATAGTTGCAATGTATTTTTCTAATAATTTATCCATATAAGAATGCACATCCGGTACTATGTAAGAAGATAACACATTTGTACCATAGAATACAAGGTCTCCGCCTCCGGTTAAACAAAAATCAGGCAATTTACGTTGTTTAAAGATGCTGCGTTTAAATGCCCAAGCAAATCCAGGATGTCCATTAATATTATCTAGAAGGCAACTATTCATATATCGTGTTAATTTATGATTGTATTCAATACCCAGCCAATATGCAGTTTTAAATGGTTGACAAATATCAACATTATCAAGATGAGTAGATATCCTCGCATACCAGTCTGGGTCGTCAAATAATACATCTGCGTCTAGATTACATAATTTTGTATATTGTTCGGGTATACGATCTTCTACTAAATTTATGAGATTTTCTTTGTAAAACATATAATCGGTTGACGTGTAATGAAAGATGTTATCAGACTCTCTAAATAAGAAGGGGGCATTATTGATAGACAATTCGCCGATGTAATATGGAATATTGGCATTGTCTAACCACTGTTTTATCAATAATATGTTTTGGGCGATGCGAACCGACCGCGTTGCATTGAAATATACCATAATAATCGCCATGTCTTTTCGTTCAGGTTCGTTATAATCGATTGGATAAAATTTCAATTTATCATCATCAGTATCGGGCAAATCAGTAAACATAAAAAATATACAGTATTCACATATTTTTGTTATAATCGCATTACGCATTAGATGTCATCTATATCTACCTCCTTTGTGTTTTCTAACTTGAATTCTCCTTTTACCTTGCACATTGGTAGTTCGTCTTCCTCTTCTATTTCGGTCTTGCTTGAAAACTCGAACTCATGTACACCATCATCGCTCGTCATTATGTTCTGATTTTTTAGTTTCATTACAATGTCTATGTTGATATTAGGGATGTTTTTTAATTGATTGACGTGATTGTCGTCATATACTGTCAGCACGTCACAATTCTTTGCCGTTTTCTCCCATTCACGGAGACCAATAAGCACGACTGTTTGGTTTGTAATTAAGTTGCTTCGCTTGTTCTTTCCGCGAAATTTACCAGGAATATGACCGATCAATCTAATGTTGTCGTTTGTATAAATTTCGCACATGCCATTGCCAAGCATCTTTGTTACACATGCAATCTGTTCCATTTCTTCCTCTGGAAGACGCAGTCGAGCATTGCCGCCATTTTGATGCTTACGTGCCAAACCCTTGGTCTTAGTTCCACCTGTTGTATTCTTTACCATTATTAAGTTGTTGTATCAACGATTGTTACAGAGTTATTTAGTATGAATATAGTTCAATTTTTTGTCGTAAGGAACTAAAAGTATATAGCAATTTATATTATATTCAACATATTATATAAATGGATACAGACAATCAGACGGATACAGGAAACATGGATCAGCGATATCTTTTAAAAATACTAGAAGTTTCGGGAAAATCGGTTACGCAGAAATATATTGACGTGGTCAAGTACAAGCTGGACGAAATGAAATTGAAATATTCTATTGATATTATTATCGACGAGAACCTACTCAAACATGCAGAACATAATAACCTGCAATATGGAGGTGGAAATACTACATATCCTTATCGAATGTTTGAAGCAGCGATCGACAGCATATTACCTGATATGAAGTCTCAACAGTCTTGGTTAACAACTAAACATGAACAAATTAAGAGTAGTCGAGAACAACGCCAAGGTTTTTTTGATACATTGTTCTCTTATAAGCCACTTAATGATGATATAAACAAGGAAGTGATAGCAAATGAAGAAGGTGGTATAGATGATAAACACATTGGCGATGAACCGGTTTTAGACGAGCCGTCATCAAATGTCGTTTCCCCTAGCACAATGCCTGCTACAACAGAGAATGCATATACGATGTCTAGTTTACCCAGTGATTATGATGGAATTATTCAAATACAAGTTACTGTATACAATCAGCCTGGTTCCACGTCATTGGTTCTTGGTATACACGAATTAAATATG